TGTGTGAAACGAATGAACCATATCTTCTTGAAATGGCCACATTTCGAAAGGCACTAGACCTAAATCCACATTAACTATTTGAACATACGATTTAATAAAATATACGGGGTCTTTAGAACACTTGACTAATTCAGTCACTTGCTCTTCAGTATAATTTAACTCGACACCTACACGTTTCAACCTACTATTACCCATGTACCCGGCGGTTGTACTCAGTTGTTGCTCAGCCATAATATAATTTATTTAATAATACTTCTAAGCATCCAGCGATGTGTGCTATGAACGTCTATGCGATTTGCTAAAAAGTTTATTAATCCTTGTTTGTCAAATTCAGTTGCTAATTTTAATGCCATGCTGAGGGAAGCCATAACAACCTCATTATCCTCACTTAATATTTTTGCCATCTCAATGCCACCTGGCACTGTTAGTTCGTCTTCAACATCTGTTAGTTCTTGAAAGCGAGAAAATGAACCAGGAGCATAAGCGTCTAAAGCTCGAATTTGTTCTGCGATTGTATCGACTGATGCGAATAGTTCTAGGTATAGGGTGCCAAAAAAATTGTGGAATTGAGGGAAATTTGAACCTTCTACGTTCCAATGAAAGTTGTGAGTTTTGAGATACATAGCAAATGTATCAGCAAGAACTTTCTTCATCATATCATTAAGTGTTTCTTCCATATTATATCCTTTTACTGTCTTATTCTATTTATCTTTCTCAGGAGTGATGTCCTTAGTAACGCCTTTTTCTTTGTCATTCAAAAACTTAACTAACTCCCTTGTAGAACCAACAAAAACAGCTTTATCTATATTCATATTTTTTGTATTTCCTGCAAATCCATGTTCATTTTTCGTTAAATCTCTTCGGGTTTTTTGTATATTTAACAAATCCTTATTGGAATCAGATAGATTCTTAATCATAGCTGCAGCTACTTCATATGCTCTAGGGTGTTCAGATTCTTTAGCAACAGCTAAAAGATTATCTAAGGCAACACCGCCTTTATTAATTAAATCTTTAATATTACCTCGAGCAAATTCAGTATCTTGTTCTGCTACTTCTTCGATAGTAACAATCTCGTGTTTTTTTTCTTGTATTGGTAAAATTTCCATTGTAGGAACAAATTCTTTCTCATTATCTACATTGAAAAGTTCTGATAACTTATCGTTTGTATTGCTCATTATGTATTAGGCCACTCATATATTGTTTCAGAAAATCCATACTCATCTTCAACGTTAGCTGTAGCTGGGTCTGGTGTTGTAGTAATAATAACGGTCTTAAGTGGTTCACTATCAACACTCGTTACATTATAAGATGCGTGTGATGTAGCGCCAACAATTATATCGTTTGCTTTCAATAAGGTATTTAGGTTGCTTATAACCACGATTCCAGTGTTAGAATTACTGAAGTATGCCATATCACCTGAGATATCTATATTTTTACCATCTGTGGTCTTAGTTGCAAAGATAGTTTCTACATCAACAAAGTAGTTACTCTCTCCAGTTGAAACGTTAGAATGATTATTAGCCCAATCAACATAAACTTTTTGAGAACCTTTTGAAGAGGTTTCTATGAAAAGGTTTGTATTTGCTGAACGAATTATTTTGCCTGCTTTAACTGGAGGCCACAGATATCCTTTTGCGGTAAACGTTAAATCCCAAATAATCAATCGGGTGGTTGTCATATCACCTTCATAATCTACACTTGGTGTAACAGAAGTTAATACAACTGGCATATCATATTTTTGGTCCATATCAGAAATGAAATCTACAGTGACAGTAAAGTCTGGTGTAAAAAATGGTAATATCTGTTCTAGGATTTGTGTGCCGTCTTCGGTATTTCTTACATAAAGAGACATGTTAAACTGAAAGTTATAAGGAATGGGAACATATTGTGTTTTAAGATTTGTACTTGTATTAGCTGAAAAGTTCATTACACTAGATAATTGTTTTCTAGTTGTGTCATAATCCAATCCTGATAACTCGAATGAAATACGAGGCACCACGGAACTGACAGCTTTTGTTAGATTAGGGTCAGATGTAATTCTTGTAATATATTTTTCTTTGGCACCATAAGACAAAGGAACTTTAAAATGTTCTTTAGAGGTTACACCATTAGCTGTGTATCTTTGTAATACAATATCATTAAACATTGAGCCGAAAGCTACAATGACTTTTCTCATAGTACGATTATAAAAGTGTGCGTTACCTAGCATTTATTTTCTCTTTATTAATATCTTGCCGCTTCTTGTTTTATAATTATCAGAACTTATCTTCCAAGCATTTCTTACACCTTCAGAAATATTCTTTTTGGTCTCTTCTGAATGATTTGTTTTTCCCATTTCAACTCTTTTTTTCATTCCTAAAGGGGATATTTTCTGTAATTGAGCTTTGCCTTCTGGCGAATTTGCTCGTCTCTTGGCAGAAATTCTCATCTTTTCTCTTGTTTCTTCTGATAGTATTGGTCTTGTCATTAATTCACCCATTCTTATTTTATCTTTTGTTTCTTCTGTGTGTTTCCTACCTAATCCCGCTTTACTTATTTTCATTTTTGTTTCATCACTGTGACCAGTGCATACAAATTTACCATCCATATTGTTTCTATTATAAAAACCATCATCATCAGCTGCGTTTAGTTTCTTTAACAATATTCCTTCTAAATTTCTGCAGTCGTCTGATGAACCCTCTGCTATTATTTGTCTACTAAAATCATTTGGCCTCTGTTCATATTCAGGACCCATTATTTTTGATGAACATATATATCCATCATTTTGACGACCTTTATGATAACCCAAATATAGTTTATTATATTTTTTATCTACCCAACAGTATAAGAAAGCTTCCATACTGTTATTTAGTATTTTAAGGTTCGCCAAACATAACTAAATGGGCAATTATGCCTCTCCGAAAGGATTTTGCTCGGTGAAGTCTATTATTGAATCAGCTTCTGCTTCAAATCTCATGTTATCATCTATAGCTCCAAACGCTGTATTAGCATAAGCGTTCTCATCAACAATATTTATTGTTGCGATTGAGTTTGATGTATTACCAATTAAATTAGCTCCGTTTGCAAATGTTCCTTGAAGTCTAATAATATCAATTGACGTGTTTGGTGCAAAATCAAATACAATTGCACGAGCAGTTGAATTAGCTAAAGTTGTGTCTGATACACTTAAAGGTTGATATACGATTTCATCATCAACAAACTTACCTTGATGCATAGTTAAAATAGATTGTTTTGTTCTTGGATAGAACTTTCTTATTACGTTGTCAATATCAGCAACACCTGTACTAACAAGTTCATTAGAGAATACAAACTGTTTAAGTTTTAAAGCATAGACATAAACATTACCACCACGGCCACGACCTAATGTGTGATACATTGCTTGGTCATTTTCGTGTTCAACAAATGTAATTTCAAAAAAGGCATCTACCACAGGAACATAAATTAAATCACCTTCATTAGGCCTTATTTGTGATGCCATCATTTGGAATCTTCTACGAGAAGTAAGTAGTGTTATCTCATCTCGTATTTCTAAACCAAATTTAGATATGAAATCGCCATCGCCATCCATACCCGTAATATTTTCTAAATACATCTCAATCGTAAATGCAGACGTATATTGTTTTAGTGGGTCTTCGCCATATATGTAGTCTACAACGTCACCTGACGTCCGTGGCATATACCAAACGTCCATACCATACATCTTCATTGCTTCAATTACAAGGTCTTCAACGAGTAGTTGTTCTTGTGTTATACCCTTAGGAAAATTATTAAAATATAGATTGGTTCCCATGTCTAATTATCCATAAAATATTTCAGATGGAAGAACATTCATTACCTGCATTTCTTCTTCTATCTTATCGATTTCGACTCTAGCTTCTTCCATAATTCGAGGACCATCTAAAGTTACTCCGCCAGGCATTTGAATGCCAGCAAACTTACTTAAGTTGCTACCCCATTGATATTTAATCTTGGCAGTTCCATATTGTTTTAAGAATCTATCATTCCAAACATCTGATACGCCATTTATAAGAGCAGTTCCGGTAGTTATGTTAGCAACTAAATTTTCTTTTGCCCACAGAACAGTTGGAGAAATTATCTTATTAACTTGTGCTGTGTTTCCATCACTCAATGTGAAGAAATCATTTTCAAGAAGTTGTTGG